GGAGCATAAACAGCACCTGTTTCAAGGAACTGAGCACCTCTAAAACCAACAAGAATCTGATCATCTTGTAAGTATGGGTTCTTATAAACGTTAAACCTGTTATTTAATGCACCAATCTTCTGTACACCCATTGCGTAGGACTTAGTTGCGTCCCCATCAGAATCGCTAGCGAATCCTGGGATAGACTCGATGATAGTAGCAACTTCAGGTGAGATCACCATGAAATTAGCACCACCACGTAATGTCTTCTTGTGGATTGCATTAGAAACTGACTGTATCTTGTTACCAAGAGTTTGGAACCACTCACCTTTTGTGTAAGCAGAAGCGTTAGCAGCTGTGCTTTCGAAAGCAGAACCTGCAGCGTTGATTTCATAACCAACTTTAGCAGACCAGTTTTCGGTTTTAGCAGAAGCACCAAGTTTTAACATGTCGATGATTTCCAAATCTATTTCCATAGAAACGTATTCAGAAAGCATAGCAGTCAATTCTGCTTCAGCATCAACAGCGTGATAAGCGTTAAGGTCTTGAGCTAGCTCAGGAGTCCATACAGCTTTTAACTTACGTGTTTTTGCAGTAATAGCGATTGACTTCATCTGTATGTCGACTTCTGGTATACCTATATTGTCTTCTTCAGGATTAGATCCTTCAGAAGCAAATGAAGTTTCGAAGTCACCACGTGATGTTTCACCAGGTGCAGCATGATACTGTACGTCAACTGTGTTAGTATTAGCAAGCGAACCAGAAACGATCATAGTAACGGTATTACCGCTAATAGATGTGAATGCTGGATAGAATGCAGCAACTTTAACAGCAGCTGAACCAGTAATTGACCATGCCTTGACACCGTCTTTGTCACCATCAGCAGGAGCTGTAAAAGTAACTAGTGAAAGTTCACCAGCAACAGCAGAAGCTGATAGGTTAGCGTCATGACGTACGTCTGCAGCAGATGCAGAAGCTGCGATAGCAACTGTAGCTGATGCGTTCTTGTCATTTATAGAATAACCCCATTTACCGGCGCCATAAAGACCGCCACTAGGGTCGCCAGAACTAGAAGTATTACCGTGAAGATCTGTGCTCTTCGCGTGTAATTTTCCAGCCTGTTGTGTTGAACCATACTTGAAGTCTAAGTAAAAAATTAGACCACTAGGTAAGTTCATTGGTTGAACAGAAACAAATTCCTGTGATGATAGTTCAGCAAAAATTCTACGAACTAATGGTAGAGCAACACCGCTCCACTGTTCTTGATTTGCTGAAGTTCCCACCTGTGAAGCTTCGTCGATTAACTGTTTTGCTTGGTTTTCCAAGAGAACAGCCATACCGGCACTTTCACTCTCTGTATTTAGACCTTCTAAAAGACCTGTTGGCTCCCATTTAGAAACCAATTTACGAGAGGAAGATAGAAGCTCATTATGAGGATTGTATCCGCCCATTACGTCTTTCAATTGATTGTTATAAGACATTGAGTTTCTCCAATTAAATAATGTTAGCTAGTTTCTTCATACGGCTTTTGAAGTCCGTATTTTCACCGATGATCGGTTTTTTAGATTCAGTAGAAGCTACTGGTTTAGAAGCTTTAGAAACGCGCTTAGCTGACTCATTAACAGGTTTACGTGCAATAGATTCAGCGAAAGTTGTAAAAACAAGTTTAACTTCGCGTACGTTAGCAGCTCTGTCAAATTGTTCGATAACTTTCATCTTTTGCTCTTCAGATACATTTCTGCTTCTGAATAACTTGTTAGTATAAAGTAGCTTTGCGTTAAGAAGATTAACTTCAGAAAGCTTATCTTTCAGATACTGTACTGTTTGTCTGTACTCATCGAGTTCAGCAGCAGGTACCATAGCTTCTTCAGCTTTTTCTTCTTCTTCCTCTTCTTCATCTTCCTCAGTTAGAGCTTTGATGATCTCATCAAGATCGATTTCTTCATCCATGTCTTCATCTTCGTCTTCCATTTCTTCAGAAACAGACTCATCTTTCTCGTCTTCTTCTTCTCCGTGGTAGCCTTCTTCTTTATGATCTTCATCTTCGTCAGCCATTTCGGCCTCTAACTGCTTAAGGACTTCGCCAATGTCGTCGTCTTCGTCATCTTCAGGTGCTTCGTCTTCCATTTCAGACTCTTCGTCTTCCATTTCTTCATCATGCATACCTTCGTCTTCCATTTCTTCGTCATTGTATACTTCGTCCTTCTTCTCTTCATCCTCGTCTTCCATAGTTTCTTCTACAGCTTCCTCATTCGTTTCCTCTACGGACTCGTCCTTAGATTCTTCGTCTTCGTCTTCCATAGCTTCTTCTACTTCGACACTCTCATCGTGTGATTCCTCATCTTCGCCTTCTGTTTCAGCTTGTAGCTTTTTAGAAAGCATTGATTTCAGATGTGGAGTAAAGGCCTCTTCGAGTGCTAGTTTAGCATTTGCTAACGCAGTTTCGCGTACTGCTTTTGCATCAGCAATTGCATCTTGCAATAATTTATCCATTTGGATTCTCCTTTAAGAGGTTTTACATTGTATAGTTATTGGGAACTATAATCAGGTTCGATTAATTAGGAACACCTAACGAATGTAGGTGCATTAGATTTAGATATAAATATACTAGATATATTTTAAAGTAACGCTTTTTTTGAACGTATTTGTGCCCTTAATCTACCCTTAGCTCTTCTGTCTCTTTTTATTGCTGAGGGTTTTACATAGAACTGACGTTCTTGTAATTCATGTAGTATACCTGAATCTTTTACTTTCTTTTTAAATTTTCTAAGTGCAAACTCTATCTTGTTGTTTATAACCTTAACTTCTATAGCCATTTAGTCCTCTTTTTGTATCTCTTTAATTTCAAAATAACGATTTAATATTCCGCCCATATCTTCATATAAAGCTGCCATCCTGTCTTGCATTGCTTGTGCTTCATTAGCAATTTTATTAAATTGGCCTGCCTGTTTTTTAAGATCAGTCATATTTCTCTGAACTGTAACTCTATCAAACCAATCTTCTGTTTCAGAAACAACATGTTTTTGTGCTGCTGCTGCGATTTCACTAAACTTTTTAGCTACTTCAGCAAGATTATGCTTTTTGTATATTGACGGACCATATGAAGAAAACTCATTGACACTACTTATAAGATCTTCTCTATTCATAAGCTTATCGTCTTGTTCTTTTGCTACTAACTCTTTGGCAATTTTAAGAAGGGAAGCATTGTCTTGTTCAACAACTTTGCTTTCTAACTTATGAATTGGTGATAAACCTACGAATCCACCTAGTTCTTCTTTTATAATGTCTTTTAGCTTCATATTATTTTCCTGTTAAAATATTTCTTATTGATGTCTCTACTTTTGTCCACTTACGATCAACTTTTTGAACTGATTCATTAACTGGACTTAGAAAAGCGCCGTGTGTTGAAGGGTTTGATACGAAATCGAATGCTATTAATTCAAAGTCGCCTTGTACTTCATCACCTGCAGATTCTTGTTTTATTGATCCTAAGCCTCTAGAGCTTATACCTAATTTGATTCCGCCTTTAAATAATTCTTTTAAAATGTTTCCTGCTGGTGTGGATAAGACTTCAACAGTTCCTACTAAATCATTTCCTGACCAATGCATTTCTAATACATTATGTGATACATTTTGTAAATTAACTACTGATGAGTCTGGATGATCTAATTCACCCATAGCTCTTCGTTCTTTTATAAACTCAGATGTGTATTTTTTAGCCTCTCTTACGAGTATTTCTCTTGGGTAAACTCTACCATTTTGATTTTTAGCTTCTGCTCTTTGTAATACACCCTTCACAACAAGCTTGCCATTAGTATTTATAGACTCTTGAATCTTCTCTCTTGATATATCAAAAGGAATTGTGTTGACTAATAATTGTTTTTCCATTATACCATGTCCTTTACTCTTGCTGAAAGTCTTAAAAGTTTTTCTGATATTTTACCAAGAGCGTTTTTTGTTCGTTTCATATAGCTATCAGACTCAAATCTCATTTCGTTTTTAAGTTTAACATTATATTTTACTGCTCTTTCTAGCATTGTTATACCATCTCTTATTTCTGTCATAGACTTTGCTAATTTTTGCTTTGTTGACATAGAGTCATCATTTCTCCATGCGTAGTAATTTTCTTTTACAATTGACATACCATCTGATAATTTTAATTCGTCTTCATCTTTATCGTCATCTTTTGGATTTTTAAATGCGTAAGGTGTTTTTGGCTGTCCTGCACCTCCATCAATTCCACCTGTAACACTGGCTTCTGCTAGTTCTTTTTTAATAAGCTCTCTTATAAACTCTCTTAGCTTATCTAGTTGCATTCTTTACATCCTCTAATAACTGATAAAATCTCATCAGCTTTAGTACATTTACAGTTGATTCTGTATTTTTAAATTTTGTTTTGTTAACTAAATTAATACATTCTTTAATTTTTATCTTAATGACTTTATCTTCTATTTTTGGAAGCTGCTTTTTAAGATTAAAAGATATGTCTTTAAATCTGCCCTCTAAAAAGTCGCTAAGGCCTGATGTGCTGGTAATATTATTTATGTATTCTCTTAGTACATCTTTTTGCTCTTTATTAAGAGACTTATATTTGTTGTTAAATTTTTCTACAAGAATCTTATATGTTATATGTCTTAAGTCTTTATTTTCTTTTCTAAGAGACTGAAGTATTTCTGATTCTTTACTCTCTGATTTCCTTGTCATATACTCTAAAAGTGTAAAGTGGCTTTTAGAACTTACAACTGGATTTTCATAATTTTCAGATATAACGTTATGTATAGCTGCAAGAAGTCGATAATTAGTTACTCTAGACTTGAAAAAATCTTCTAAATTAAAATTTTCTTTTATACTTTTTATTAAGTTATACTTTTCTATTTTAATATTCTTTAAATTAATAACTTTTGAATATGCTTTTTGTGTTGTCTCTACAAGATGAGTTGCTTTATTTTCGTCTTTGAACTTAGACTCAAGTATAACATTAAAAAGCTGGTTCTCTTTAAAAAGTTGTGATTTCTTATTAAAATGCTTTTTTAGTATTGCTGATGCTTTAGAACTGCTTTCATTATTTAAAATGTCAGTAGTAATTTGCCTTGTCAGCAATTCAAATAAAAGCCCTGTATTTCTGTATTTAGAATGCTTCATTTAAACCCTTAGCTAAGTTATCGTCTATAAATATAAAGTTATTTGTTTTTGCCATTATTTTTATTCTCCAGCTTATCTTCAATTTTTTCTACCTCATTAAGCATTTTCTTCTCTTTGTTTTCAAAATCTTTTTTGATTCTGTCAAAGTGTGCTAACGCTAGTGGGCTTTTTCTATGATTATGGCCTATGCTAGGTGTATTGTCTTTTTTTGTTGAATGAGCATAATCATACTTACCCAACACATCTCTTACACCATAAGTTTCTCTGTCTTCAACGTCTCTGCTAGATACTCTTTTCTCATCTTCTTTTTTCTTCTCTTTTTTTCTAGGAGAACTATCCATTTGGTCTGACTGTGGTGGGTTTGCAGGATCAGATCCTTCATTTTCTATTGTTGAAAGTCTAAATTCTTGCTTCTTATCTTCAATTACTTCTTTTTGTATTTTTGAAATATCCTCTGCAGTAAAGTTAAATACATTATCATATATCCATTGCTTAGATACTAGTGCTTCTGCTTTCATATCTCTGGCAATAGTATTTTTCTTTTCCCATAGTTCTAGTCTTTCTTGCTCATATATTGTAGAAGGATTTGTTAGGTTCAAATCAAAATCAACTAATGCGGCATCTGTATATCCCTGAGAATATAAATGAGCTACTGCTATTTTAGTTAGCTCACTGATAACTATTCTCTGGACTCTTTCTATTGTTCTTGCAAAACGAACATCTTCTGCAGCAAGTGTTGCTTTTGACCCTATTCCTTCTTCATATCCTAAGAAAGCTTTTGGTATTTTTAATGCAGCTAGCATTCTATTTCTTAAGTACTCAATATCTTCAACAGCTTCATAAGTCAAGCCAGGTAGTGATTCAATTTGAGTTCCGCTATCACCACCACGAACTGGTAGATAAAAGTCTTCAGTAATGTTTTGCATATTATACTTTAAATTATACTGACCTGTTTGTTCGTCTACAACAGGAGCTTTTTTCATCTTGTCCATAATACGCTTCATGTAGCTGTCTACTTCACTTGGTGGTAAGTTACCAATATCAATCTTAAAAATTCTTTTTTCCGGTGCTCTCATAATTCTATGAATCAACATAGCATCTTCCATAAGACTTAATTGTTTCCAAACTTTTCTACCCCCTTCGATCATAGACTTTCCGTAAGGTATATAGTTCGAATCTGATAACATTCTAAAGTGTGCTATTTCAAAATTTTCAAATTCTGTTCTGGATTTTCTTCCGCCGCCACCTGATGGGTCTGATGCATCCATTACAAATTTTACGGCGTGTGGGTTTTCAGGATCATATCCTTCTATCCTTGCCATATCATAAGGTGAAAATGGCGCAACATTAATAATTCCATATTTTTCTTTTATTTCTAAATGTAAGAAAAAGTCACCATACTTTACAAGATTTCTTATCCACGGCCATAAATTAAACTCTATATTAAGAATATCATAAAATAAGTTATGTAATATTTCGTGTATCTGTGAGTTATTAGACTGTATTTCTAAAACATTGCCATACTCAGATTTCATTGTTGATTCATCTGCGTATACGTCTAATGCTGATGATATTATAGAATCATCATCCATTGCTTCATAGTCTCTAAATAATGCCAGTCTTTGTGATTTTGCTAGCTCACCTGCAAATTGCATGTAGCCACCAGATCCTTGTGTTGAAAACATCCTCTGGTATCTATCCATTAAAGATTTAGAGCCAGCCTGAATTTCATCAGTGTCTATAACTCTTAGCTTTTTTCCACCTATGTTTCTTACTATAACATTTGATGAAAATAAGCGTTGTATTCTATCGTAAAATGTATCTTGTTTTGCCATATTATATTAACCAAGTTAGTGATTCTTTTTTGTCTCCTACATGTTGCTTCCAACCGTAGTCTTCTTCTTCCTCTACGGTATAGACACCTGAATTTGCATCTACGCCTTTTATTGCTTCTCTTTGTAGAGCAATATTTTCTGCATGTAGTTTTAGTGCGGTTTCTCTTATCCAAAGTCCTATTGCCATACTCATAACCAAATCATCGTTGTATCCTTTAAGAGCTTCCGCTTTCCCATTATTAAATATAAAAACAAATAATTCCTCTACCAATCTTATTGAGTTAATTTTAATTGACTTCTCTCTAATAAATTGTGCCAGCTTTTCAATTATTAGAGGCCTGCTTTTCATACTTGTTGTAAATCCCGGCACCATATACTTGTTTTCATTTCTATATTTGTTTGTATGTTGCTTATTTGCGTCAACATACTTTAAATCTTTTTTCATCCAAAATAAATTTTTATAGTCTCTATCTATAAGTGACTGTAAAACTGCCCAACCTACATTGTTATTTTCAACAACCAGTAAGGCATCATTATATTCTGTGGCTACAGACATTAATATACTTGCATATCTTGTAGTATCTTCTTTTCCTTTATATTCTGCAACCTGCTCTAGTGTTTCTAAATCTAGTATGTGGAATGCAGAATAGTCTGCTCCATCACCACGAGCAACATCAGCAGACATTAAATATTTTTTACTAGGCTCTGGATGTTTCCATATCCACATATTTCCACCGTATCTATCTTCTGTATATTTTGTTACAAAATTGTCTTGATACTCTTTTAAGATAGGGCCAGGTATTACAGTTTGTCCAGAGCTTATGAAGTCACAGTCACATTCTTGTGCTGCCCT